GCTCTAGGTCATTACCCCGAGTATTTGAAATATTTTCATATGACAAAGTAGTAGAAAAAGCTCTAAGGAGTTTCCCGCAATTTAGAAATGTTGCCTCCGATTGACTTAACAGTCAATAAGAGACTAGCTGGTTATATAATGCGACATTATACAAATCGCATATTTGCTTTACACTGTTTATCCATATTAGTAAGCAAATATCTAATATGGCAGCCAACTGTTTGGCCCTGATTAGCAACAAATATTGTGCTAGGTTAAGGCCGCCCATGCCCGACATTATTCTTAATACATTGTAGTTGGTAGCGTAAACTCTTACTTTTGCGGTGTTTGTTCCTTCTACGGTAGCATTTGAAAGCACCAATTGAAGTGTGGCGTTATCAATTCTGGAGAAGTTGCATGTGCCACTTGGTTGATGCTCCTCTGGACGAACAGCGAAGGAGTATACGTTAATACCTTCATCAGGATTACGTGTGTGTGCCTGGTAAGGTTGAACCAACGAGAAGTAGGTTCCTTCACGTTCTGAGAAGCGATCCTGTCCGTTAAGTTGTAATTTAGCAGTAACAACTGGATTTTGTCCCCAACAATGCATGTCGATAGATGTTTCAGTAAGAACGAAAGTTCCAGCATCAGAAACAGATGATTCAATACCGAAACCCTTAAAGTCTGGTTCAGTATAAGGACTATCTACTCCATTCCAATATCCGGAATAATTTGGTAGGGCATCAATTGCTCCCGCATCCTGGAATAATCCGTTATCGGTGATGTATGATTGACTTGTTGCGGCAACAGATTGAGGACCACCAAAGGCATGAATTGCGTTTGGAAGGGCATCAATAGCATCGGTATAATTGAATGGCTGAGCACCAAGAACTTTAAAAAGTGTTGCGTCACATGTTAATGCTGAACAGTAATCAACGTTTTGGTCTGGTTGAACTACCCAAATAAGTTCCTTTACAGGGTGATTAAAGTTAAGTTTAATTTTGTTGGATGAACTACCAACTGATTCATCGCCTGTGAATTGAAGTTGTGTAATAAGGTATTCATGAGGGTTCTGTGCCATTCTTCTACGTTCATCGGTATCTAAAAATACATAATCAACATAAAGAGAGGCAGCAACAAGGGATTGATTGTATGCGATAGTTGCTGGAACAGAAGTTCCAGTAGTCAATTGATTGGATGATGAGTTTCCAATACCGGTATTACAACTTAGAGTAGTAACAGCCCATAAGCATTCATCAATAGGACGGATATCAAGATTAATCTTAACTTCGTGGTATTGAAGAGCAATTAAAGGTAAGGCAAGACCTGGGTTAGAACAAAACCAAAATTGAAGGGGAACATATAAGGTGGTTTCTGGAAGTGCGTTACGAGGAGCACATACCTGGCGAGGAGCAGTTGAGTCACATGGACCATCAACGGCAGCAAAAGATGGATCAGTGATAAATGTAAGTTGAGTGGTGTTTCCAATCATTTTAAAGTATCCTCTTTGTTGTTCGGAAGTCATAGTAAGCTGATTCCAGATATGCATCCAATCACCATATTGTCGGTCAATGCGTTGACCTCCAATTTCAACCTCAACTTGTGCGACAAGTTGTTCTCCTGGAAAGTCTAACCAACGGGCATAAACTCCATGATTAGTTGCTAATGCGTTATAACTAGTATTTCCCATACTTTGGTTAATTTCTGGAAGGGTTACCTGAAGATAGGTGCGGTAAGCAAGATCACCGTTTCGACTGATAACACATTGAACTCTTCGACCAAAATCGGCTTGTCCGTTAAATGTTTGTTCGATGGATTCAATTGCGAAGTTGGTGTATCGTCTATAGGTTACTTTCCAAAAAGTAATCTGAGGATTTCCAGTAAGGTATACGTCTTGTGCGCCATAAGCGACTAATTGCATTAATCCACCACCCATTTTATAATATTGCTAAAGAAAAAAAAACTAAATATTTAATTAAATTAAATTAATTAAATGTTTAATGTTTGAATGTTTAAACTCATAAATATGGGTATTTACAATTTGACACGATACATGGAGGGTCAATATTTTATTTTAAATTCATATTATATTTAATAAAATCGATTAAATAAGAATCTACAAATACTTCTTTTTTCCCTTCATGATTCTTGGAAAAAATATAAGAATCGTTTTTTTTGTATACAGACCAACCATTATCAAGAGCATTATACAAGAGAACCATTTTATGCATTTGTATTTTATCAAATTTAGTATGTTTTTTATTTTCTAAATTAACATTTAATTCCATTTTATAAAAATAAAGAAAACATAAAATATGTTTTAACTTGTTAAAATATATTCACATAAATAAAGTTTAAAAAAAAAGGTATAATTAATTTAATGCCAAGTTTTAAACCAAAAACAACAAAAAAAATTAAGTTCAATAATAAGGATTCAATAACATTAGATGGAAAGCATAAAGAGATATTGACTGAATTTTGTAAAGACGATAATGATAAAATCCCTAATTTAAAGAATGAAAAGAAAGAATTATTAAATATTTTAAAGAAAACTGAAAATATAGAGCAAATCCTTGATATTAAAGATAAGATACTTGAAATTACCCAAGCAATTAAGGATCTAAAAAATAAAAAAAAGGATTATTATTTGGACAATTCAAAGTATATATTTGATTATTTCGAGGATAAAAAAAATATTTCTGAAATTCAACCAAATATAAAGATAAACACAAAAAATAAAATCTTAGATGATTTTTTTAAAATAAAAGGTTCTGATCAAACTACTAAACCTGAGATAAATAGTTTTAATGATAATAATATTGTGAATAAATATTTGAGAAATATAGATGATAGTTTTTTAGATATTAATTCGTTTATTTATCAAACAGATATATGTAAATATTGTTATAAAGGCGAATTAATCCCTATGGAAGATGAAGGGGTTTTAATTTGTAATTGTTGTTCAAGAAATATTCCCTATTTAATCGAAAATGAGAAACCATCTTATAAAGAACCTCCTAAAGAGGTTTGTTTTTATGCGTATAAAAGAATAAATCATTTTAAAGAAATTCTTGCCCAATTTCAAGGAAAAGAAACAACCCAAATATCACCAGAAATAATTGAAAATATAAAATTACAAATAAAAAAGGAACGTATTGATATATCTCAGATTAATAATAATAAAACAAAGGAAATATTAAAAAAATTGGGTTATAATAAATTTTATGAACACATCCCATTTATAAAAAATAAATTGGGAATTAAACCGCCGGTTATGTCTCCCGAATTAGAAGAAACACTATGTAATTTGTTTATCGAATTACAGTCTCCATACTCTAAATTTTGTCCGAGTGATAGAGTCAATTTTTTGAATTACTATTATACAGCATATAAATTATGTGAACTTCTTAATGAAACCCAATATTTACAATATTATCCTATGTTAAAAGATAAAGAAAAAAGAATCGAACAAGACACCATTTGGAAACAAATATGTAAAGAATTAAACTGGGAATTTATACCAACTATATAATAATGTAAAATATATCGCATTATTATATTTAGAGAAACGTGTATTTAAAACCTTCCACCTGGGAAATGAACTAAGTTTGCGCCAATTCCAAAACCAGCGCCGGTGTTAGCAGCGGAGGACATTGAAGGTAGGAAAGTATCTAAAATAGAAAAGGTGGCTGCCGAGGTTAATGCAAGTAACCCAATCTCCTGAATATCTAAGGAACGTTTTGGGATAGCATAAGCAACAATCGCAATCATTAAACCCTGAACCAAATATTTAATCATTCGTTTAACTAATTCGCCAATATTAACTAATCCGTTCATTATATAAATTAAAAAGAAAAAAATATATATTAAATATTAAAAAACTTAAATAGTTAATAATAATTAATAAAATGTCTTATAAGGAGAAAACAGCTAAAACATCTTTTGAAAGAAAAACAAAGGGAGGAAAATCTAATCCTAAATATGTGGATGTGCTAGATGAAGATAAACCAATTGCTTGTCAAAAATTTGTATGTGTATCGTTTATTTCTCCAGATAAGATTCTTAAACAGAAAGAAATTTTTTTATTTGAGGAATTCCTAAAGAAATGGGATTTCAACAAATCGATGGAAAAATTTGTCCAATTTCTTAATTTTGTTTCATTTAAATATAAACTTACCTTTGAAGATTTGACAACTGATTTTAAAGAGTTTGTTAATGAAGAAAGGTCTAATCTTATGATTTATAAAATAGAAGATGATTATAAAACCTTTTTAGATAATAATGAAGAAGAATTAGAAAAATTATTTGGTGTTAAACACAATTTCCAAACTAGCACAAGAGGGTTAAAAATACGTGGAGTGTATCCATCTATTGAGGAAGCAGAATTAAGGTGTAAAATGTTAAGGGAGGTTGACCCAAATCACGATGTGTTTGTAGGTCCAGTTGGTTTATGGATGCCTTGGGATCCAGAATCATATAAAACGGGTCGGGTTGAATATATGGAAGAAGAATTAAATCAATTAATGCACGAAAAAGCAAAGAACGAAACTAACGCAAAGAACACATTTGACCAAAGATTAAAGGATACAAAACAAAAGGCAATTGAAGACAATATTAAAAATGCTGAGAAATCTGGAAATAAGTTAACCCAAACTATTGATGATACTGGAAATTTAATTGGAGTGAATAATATTAACACACAAGAAAATAAACTTAAGGAACAAGATGTTATATTGACATCAGATATAAAAAATGAATTATTTGAAGGGGAAAATATTATTACCGGTAAAAAATAATAATGATAAATAAAGTAAATTAATAATATTTGTTTTAATATATAATGAATACTAAAACAAATAAAAAAACCAAAAAAAATAAAACAAAAAAAAATAGAAGAGAAGAACCGATAAATTCTATCATTAATTTAAGTGAAAAAGAAAAAAATATTTTATGTAAAAGCAACACATTACAATTTAGTAATTTTGAATCTATCTCTTTAAATAATACAGATTATAATAATAAATTATTAAATTTTATTATTAAAGATCAAGAAAAGAATGTTATAAATTTACAGAAAAATAATTATTATAAATACATAAATAATGATTGGATTCGCGAAATAAAAGAGACTTATATGTATGAATATAGTGTTTCTGATTCTAATTCGGTTCAACTCCAAATTATTGATAAACAAATATTCGATATGTTTAATGAGTATATAAATGATGACAATCAAGAACCTAAAATGAAAAAGAATGTTTTAAATTTTTGGAACTCTGCAAAGAACTTAAATTCTGATATAGGAATAAGAGAACACGCCAATTATTATATGAATTTTATAGATGAAATGACAAATGATACATTACGTAATAATTTATGGAAACTTTTAGCATTTTTTAGTAAAAATTTAATTATAGCAAACCAAAGTTTTCCTTTTATATGTGAATGTAAACCAAACGTCTTTAAACCAATCGTATATTCCGTATATATTTCCCCAATTATATTTCATAATAATAGATTTGTACATGATGATGATTTTAAAGTTGACCCAAAAATTAAAGAATTTTATTTAACTAAGTATTATAAATATGTTGAAGATTTATATGTCTTTTTTTTAGGTCCAAATCACGGATTTAATCCGGTTGATACCCGTAAATGTTTTCAAAAATTATGGATATGTTTTAATAATACATATCTAACGGAAAATTATGAAATTATTACTAATAGTGAAACCTTAACAGAATCTGATTTTAATTATAATGAATATTTAACTGAATTTGGATATAGTAGTGATAATATGCCAAAAGAAATAATTTGTTCAAATTTAATTTATTTAAAAAATGTATGCAAATTATTAAGCAACGAATGGAATACAAAAGAATGGATAGGTTGTTGGTATTATATAGTATTTAAATCACTAGCTATGTTTAATAGTAAAAGTAAAAAAATTCGGGATGCTTTTTCGAGAACATTTAATACAGGAGTTCGAATATATAGACCTCCAGAGATTCGTGCGGATTCTCATTGTTTAATGGTGTTCAATAAATTATTTACAAATTTATATATATCTAAATATAATAATTATGACGCTATTAAATTTATGACGAATCTATCAAATGACCTAAAAAAGGTATATGTAAATATGGTCCGAACCAGCAATTTTTTTACACCTCACGCCAAAAAGAACGCAATACTATGTGCCGAACATTTAAAAATCATAATAGGAAGACCGTTAACAATTGTAGATGATTTTGATATAGATTATACAAATAATGATATATGGAAAAACTTTAACGATTATTTTAATCATAGGCATAATTTTATGTTATCTCTTACAGATAAATATATTTTAAATTTACCTGATATTAATTGGTATGCGTATCCATTTGAATTTTCGGGTTCTCAAATTTTTAATTTAAAAATTTCTTTTTCACACCTAACAAATATATTATATGTACCTTTAGCATGTTTACAACCTCCATTATTGGACTTAAATGGTCAAAGTTTGGAATATAATTTAGGAAATATAGGATTTTTACTTGTTAGTCATATGATACGGTCAATTACATTAGAAGGTTCTACATATGATTATAACGGTGTTTACGGAAACACGTGGTCTAAAAGAGACAATTACATATATAATTTATATAGTTCCGAATTATTAAAACAATACTTAAGGTTTAATACAAGTAATTATAATATAAAATTGACAACATCACTATCAAATGATATAGTAGCTTATATTAATAGTTTTATTATTTGTGAGCAATACTTAAAAGAGTTTCATGAAAAACAAAATTTAGAATACGTTTTAATTAAATTGAAAATCAAACATTTATATACATATATTGCATATTTATTAAGACAAAAAATATGGACGTATACGGTTAATGACAAACTGGTCGGTATTCCGTATATTATTGATGAATCTATCGTTAATTTAATGATATCAAGAAGTAATTATTTTAAGGAAATCTATAATATTCATAAAAATGACCGTATGTTCAATAAAACTACAAAATCACTTCAGTTTTTATAAATATTATATATATAATGATAAAAAAAAATAAAACTAGAAAAATAAGTCAAAATGATAAAGATTTAATTTGTGGAACTAATGTTATTCTTTATAAAAGTTTTCAAAAACAATATACATATAAAGAATTATTAAATTTTAATAATTCAACCAATAAATATTATGAGGGTTTTAATTCTTATTTAAAAGAACCTACACCTAAACCATGTGATAATTTTTATCAATATGTGAACGCATATTGGAACAAACATAACAAGATAACATTAAACACATATAACACCTTTGATAAAATACAAGAAAAGGTATATGATGAAATTTTTGAAATATATAAGGAACTTGTTGAAACTAGTTCGACCTCAAAAGAAATAGTAAATATGAAAGAATTTTACGATTCAGCAAATGCGTTAATGACTCCAGAAAGCAGTATGATTAACATTAATAATTATATAGATCATATAGTTGAGTTAATTAATGACCCATTAAAAAATAATTTGTGGAGAATATTAGCTATGACGTGTAAAAATAAGATAGTATCTTCAAGCGGTTCTCCTTTATTTTTTGATATTAAACCCGATGAAAAAAATACAAATACTTATAGTATTTACTTTGAACCAATTAAACATCTTTTCCCTATTGATTTTTTTTTGGACGTTAATAATCCTGAATTAAATAGTAGTGTAAGTGCTTATGTAAATTATTTGGATACTTTAATAAAAAACATATTTGGAGATAATAATAAATTAGGATTAAATGGAAAAGATTATATTGAGGTTTTAAGAGAGATTGCGTTATGTTTTTATGAAAATGAAGGTGATACTAATGATAATACGTTAACATATTATAAACTTAATACAAAAACAACAAATACATATACTTTTAATTATACCGAATTTTTAAAAGAAATCGGTTTTCGTACAATTCCTACTACGTGTATTACTATAAATTTAAATTATTTTAAAAACATTACGAGTTTAATGTTAAAAAAATGGAATACGGATAAATGGAGAAATTATTGGATTCTTATATATGTTGAACAGGTCGCACGATTTACCAATAAGTGGCATACATCTGGTGAACTTCTTTTTTCAAAATTTATAAGAGGAAATATATCAGAATATGCTGATAAAGTTAGAGCAGTCAAACTATTGTTAATACCATTTAATAACTTATTATCAAGGTCATATGTTGCTAAATATAAGAATGATTATTCTATTAATTATATAAAATTCTTAATTAATGATTTAAAAATCGTGTTATATAAAAATATCAAAAAAAATAAATGGATGGACCCAAAAACAATAAATTACGCTTTATTAAAAATTCAAAATATTAAGGTTATTGTAGGTGAGTCATCATATGTAATTGACGACCCAGATATAAATTTTATAAGTACTGATATATGGGGAAATTTAATAAGAATAATGGATTGGAAAATAAACGAACTCATTAATTTAATAAATAAACCGGTGACATTATTACCTACAATTGATTGGACACAAAGACCGTTCGTGTTTATTGAATCCCAAGCATTTATTGTAAACGCAAGATATAACCGTTCTACAAATTCAATTTATGTACCCTTAGCATTTATTCAAAAACCATTTATAGATTTAGAAGAAAGTGGAATAGCGTATAATATATCAAATATGGGATATATTTTAGCTCACGAGTTATTACATTCATTAGATGTTACTGGTTCAAAATATGATTTAAACGGAAATTTAAAAGATTGGTGGTCAAATAATGATAAAAAGCATTTTTTAAAAATTCAGGAAAATCTTAAAGAACAATATATACTTGCTTCCAAAAAAGATAAAACTGAAGTTAATTTAACAGATATAAGTATTTCTGAAAATTTCGCTGATGTAAATAGCATATATTTATGTGTTGAATATTTAAAGGATTATCAAGTAAAATTTGAAGTTCCATTAAAATTAGCAAAACTTATATTAGAAGATTTTTATATATTTTACGCTAATAATATGAAAGAAAAAATCCTGAATAAACACGCGAGTTATCGAATTTTATACAATCCACACGCATTAAATAAATATAGAGTTAATATTCCGTTATCAAGATTAGATACATTTCAAGCAATGTATGATGTAAAAAAAGGAGACGGAATGTATTGGAACAATAAGTATCCTTTTTTTTAGAGCAACACATATTTTACCATTTCGATGTTTTTTTTACACTTATTTTCTGTCCCGCACCTCGTTTTTTCGAACTGTCTGGGTCATATTTTTCATCTTCATCATCAGAGTTTATACCCTTTGATAATTCCCAAAACTCTTTCGACCCAAGTTTAAAATCGTTATGACTATCTGCTTTATACCAAAAGACCTGGTCTTGTAATTTATTAGATTTAACATTATTATTTATAACGAGACATTCGTAATTTTCAGTACATTGGTCCATTACTTGACAGAACGATTCGAATGTTGGAAACATGCCCGCGTAATTTTCGTAAATTCGTTTTCTATTTGCTATATAAGGTTCTCTTAAAATAAATACATAATCGATGTTTGTTCGAAGAGTTGGAGGGACACCAAGAGGATACTGCATAGTAATTATTAACATAAGTTTCCAATGACGACCATTAAGAAATAATAATCTCATCATTTTATCTCGTGTCCAGGCGTTATCATATAAACAATCGTCCAAAATAACAAATGTTCTTGGGTCAATATTACTTTTTCTATAAGTTTCGACTTCTTTTTTGATTTGTTTTAAAACTGAACGTTGACGTTTTAAGATGTTTTCAATAATAGCGGTGTTATACTCATTATGAATAAATAATCTAGGCACCATTTTCCCGTAAAATCCGTTTCCTTCTTCTGTTCCTGAAATTACGGTTCCTATTGGGATATCTTGATGGTAATACAATAAATCTCTAACTAAAAAACTTTTACCGGTATCTCTTCTTCCAATTAAAACAATAACAGGTCCTTTTGATTCATTCGGTTTAAACGATATACTTTTCATATCAAATTTTTTAAGTTCTAATGACATACTATATATTTTATTTTTTTTATTGTAAAATAATACGCATTATTATATTAAAGTATTATAAGTTAAAAAAATAGATTATTTATATATTAAATAATCTATTATAATGTTTACAATAAATTATCAAAAAAGAAAAAACAAGGAGCTTTTAGAAACTTTAGAACAAAAAGATATGTTGTTTCTTTCTAAAACCCAAAATTATATTCCAATTTATACACGGTTTTTTAGTTTAAACGAGACTAATTATTTAAACGTTAATTTAAATAATCCTTGGTATTTATTAAATGTTAAAGAAAATATACCAGATAATGAATATTTATATTCCTGTGCTATAAAGAACACGTTTACAAATAAAATAAAAACAGATACACTCGTGTTTTTTAAACTGGCTCCTTTGTTAGACCCATATAAATATTTAATTGGTAAGTATAACTCTCCTGAAACCGAATTATTTAATTTACCAAATTTACAATCTACAATTAAAACCGTAAACCCTAAATTTTTAGACGTGAATAATTCGGCATATGTCGACAGTTTTTTCGTATTTTTATCTGGTATATTAAAAAACTCATATTTTTTTTTACACGGTATTGATTATTACGGTTCTTTTTTATCAATTAAAAATAATTATAAAATAAATGTAACGGATGATATTGATTTTTTAAGTGAGTCTGATTATTTTATTAAACAACAAAACATACTATTTAATATAAATAATCCTGATTATTTGTTACCAAATAAAAAAATACCAATAATGATAGATTACACATCTAGTTTAAAATCAAACTTTTCTATAAAATCAATCGATGACGAATTATTTGAAAATGTTTTTGAAAAAACGCATATCGATTTAGATGATGTGAAATCATATACATTAGATTTATGTGACATAACGAATTCTAAATTAATTACTGAAAAGGATAAAACAACCACTTTAAAAACCAGTTCGACATTTTCATCCAGAAGTTCTCATACTTCTAGCACAATTAGCGAAGAACCTCAATTAAACAATTTAGATACAGAACCTGTTGACAACGAATCCGACGAAAATATGTGTAAAGAAGACGATGACACAGAATCAACTACAGATAATACGGGTAGTAGTGAATCATCGGGCGAAGATGTTGAAGTTACTATTTATAAATTCCCGGTTTTGGTGATTTGTATGGAACAAATTGAAAATACGTTTGATGATTATATTTTAAACAACGAATTAAGCGAGGATGAATGGTTCGCGTATTTGATGCAAATTATAATGATTTTAATTACTTACCAAAAGGTGTTTTCGTTGACACACAATGATTTACACACAAATAATGTTATGTATAATAACACGACAATAAAATATTTATATTATTGCTATAATAAAAAATACTATAAGGTTCCGACATTTGGAAAGATATTTAAAATTATAGATTTTGGTAGAAGTATTTATAAATTTAATAATAAAATATTTTGTAGTGATAGTTTTAATACTAATGGTGACGCGTCAACACAATATAATACCGAACCATATTTTAATGAAAATAAACCAAGATTAGAACCAAATTTTAGTTTTGATTTGTGTCGACTCGCATGCTCTATATTTGATTATGTAGTAGATGATATTTATGAAATTAAAGATTTAACAAAATGTGACCCTATAGTTAAATTAATTGTTGAGTGGTGTTTAGATGATAGGGGTGTAAATCTACTTTATAAAAATAATGGAATGGAACGGTATCCTGATTTTAAATTATATAAAATGATAGCAAGACACGTTCATAATCATACTCCACAAGCACAACTCGAAAGAAAAGAATTTAGTTCGTTTAGTATCAGTAATAAAAAAATACCTAAAAATGAAACTATTTTTAATATTGATGCGTTGCCTATTTTAATTTAAGTTACGTTTATATTTACAGCATAACTGATATAAAAAGTATACTATATATAATACTATAATAATGCGCGATTTACCGTTTGAATTAATAAATATAATATTAAGTTTTAGAGAAAACCATTTTTTATCAAATATGATTAATAATTTGATAAAAAATTTTTATGAGAAAGATTTCGACCCTAATTATGCCGAATATTGGTTTGATAATTATTGTTACCATTATTCTTTTAGTCAATGGTATTTTTATGTGATACGAAAAAGGTGTGTTCATCAGTCCATTTTTTATGAATTGACACCAAAAATATTAAATATCGGTAATGAAGAAATCATCGGATAGGATACTTAAAATTCTGGATTATCCGTAAACACAACTGGAGCACGCATACTATCAGTTAAATTCATTACAGGCATTAATTGGTCAATTAAAAAATTTCCAACAATAACCGCAAAATATACTAATAAGGTGTCACGTATTAATAACTTTAAAGGTTTGCTTTCTTTTTCCACAAATCTCATTTCAATAAACTTTGAAATAAAAAATACGATGGAAATTATTGTAGCAAATACAAAAATATTATTCATTTTAAAATGAAATCTCATAATCTTATTTTGTATTTTACGAATTGACTAAATTATTCTAACAATTCGATGTCATCAATTAATAAATCTGGTAAATTGGTTTCTGGTTCATCTATATTATTAATATCAAAATAGTCTAAATTTATATCTTGGTCTGAAATCTTAAGTTTAATAACATCGTCGTCGTCATCATCACATTCTAATTGTCGTTGTTTATTTCTATAGTCGCTTAATTCTTCTAGTCGTTCAATTGTTTTTGGTGCGTTTACATTACTATCATTATTATTTAAGTCTCGTGTATAATCTGTGTCATTAAATGTTAATTTACTATGTTGGTTTGTCTCAACGACTGGTTCACATACTGGTTCATTATTTGGTTTGCTAGTTGATTGTAAATTGCTAGACACGTTATTTTCGGGTATTTCTTCTTCAATTACTTGTTCTTTGATTTCTTCAATTACTTCTTCTTCGATTGTTTCATCCATATATGCTTTTAAAATAGATTCAACCGGAATACTGTCTCTTATAGTATTTAAAATACATTCTTGAACTATTATTTCCATTTCTCTATTATATTTTTGAATTTGTAAAGGTGAGATATTTATTTCGAATAAATATACGTTTTTATAAAGTTTCCTTGCCACATTAATATATATTTTATGAATAAATTCTTCGAGTTTGGGAATATTAATATCAATCTTTTTTTGTTTATTTCCAGCGCGCATACTAGTTAAAATTTTAAGTTGAATAATATGTACGCAAGTGACTAAATCTTCTAAATAATTACAACCGCTTTTTTCACAAATTCGTTTTTTTTCTTGTTCAATAATTGAAGGGTTCCATTTTGGAACTCTAGATATGAAATTTTGAAATGTCATCAAATACTTATTTTGTTCGTTATTCTCTTTACATAATTTGTATGATTCGTCAAAAATCGATTTATAACCCTCAATAATAAAAGGGGTTAGAATAGTAATTAACCTGGCACACCATTCGTTTTTAGATTCGTGAAGTGAACTTATATTAAAATCATCCATAATATTATTGTATTTTAATTTTATTTGGTTTTAACTAACAATAAATTACATAAATGAAATATTTTCCAAATTGTAGTTTTTTTCTAAAAATAAGAAGTTTAAAATAAATATCATTAAGACCTTTTCATTTCTAAATTCCTTTCTTACTTTATTATACGCTATTAATAATTCATAACGTTTACAAGGAGGTATGCTTAAGAATTTGGGATTTTCAACTAAATTAATAATATCCAAACCATTATAACCCTTTTCGTATAATTTTGTAGACAACTCAATTATATTTATTCCGGTTATTATTCCTTCTTCTGTTTTTAATAATTCTTTTTTTAAACATTCAATTCTTAAATTGTGTATGCTCTTTGTATGATACGTTTCATTTAAATTATACTTATATAGATTAAGGGTTGTCCCATTATAAACAGGTTCGTGTACGTATATTTCACAAAATCTCGAAAGTATCGGTTTTAATAATTTATATTTATCTTCAACAATTATAAAAAACCTTGTGTTATGACTAAATAACTCAATACATCTGCGTAATGCGGATTGTGCGTCCATAGTTAATTTATCTGCGTTTAACAAAATAATACTTTTAAATGTAAAACCTCCGTTTGAATTAATATGTGTTTTCGCAAAAAATTTAAGTTCTTCTCTTATAAATTTAATTCCTTTACCGTGTGCGCAATTTACATACATCACAAAAGATTTGATTTTATCTTTATTATTATCATATATGCTTTTAACAAAATTATGGACGATTGTTCTTTTTCCACATCCGGATGGTCCGTGAAATATAATGTTTGGTATTTTATGTATGGTTCGAAAGTATTCCAACTTTTCTGTTATAGAATTATGAATATTAATCATTGATTTATTAATATTAAAATAATGTTTTTATATTTTAATATTTACGATTATAATAATTATACGGAGTCAGTTAGTGAATGTGTATACGGATTATTTTTAAATGCTTGTAATAGATCCCCTTGTATTCTATCACACCCAATTTTATTCTGGTCATAACTTTGAGGAGTTTTAATACTTCCATAATTTTCTTTTGTTGGTGGTTGTTTTATTACGGATGATGGTGTAAATAAACGATTATTATACCTATCTGAATCTTGTCTCGCTATGGAAACGTTCATTGATTGATTAAATACCTGTGTTCCTCCTTGGTTAGGTCTGTTATCAATAGTTTGCGATTTAATATCATTATTATGTTGGTTATATGCGGCAGAATAAACCATTGGACCATTTTGGGTAGATAACCCACCGACATTACCAATAGTTTCGCAATTAGTCGTGTCTCTTTGGGTTAATTCTGTTGGTAAATAATTATTTACGTAGATACTTTCTTTTTGATTATTTATATAAAAATTTGGAGAATATAAGGTTGTTTCTTTTACAGTAGTATTTGTTATATCATTATTATTAATTACATAACTTTTCGAAACATTAGAGGACGCCTCTCCATAAACTCTACAACTATTAACGGTTTCTTCTTTTCTGGATGGTTTTAATATGTCCATTAATGGAGCAATTGCCGCACCAATTGCGCCTCCAAATCCGCTTCTTAATGTTTCTGGTTGATTCATGGTTGAACGATGATTTTTATAATTTGTATGACTTTTATGTAAGTTTTCAATGTCATTAATGGGACCTTTACCTTTTGCGGAACAATGGGGAATATCTTTGGATTTTAATACGTTTCTTTTTGACATTTCATATTCTGTGGGCGCAACCCCTGCTTGGGATTCAATACTTCCGGCAGGTCCCTTGTAATTTGATAAATTATTATTTCTTTTTACAAGACCCATCTCTTGTATTGGTCTTAATGTTTCGCCTTTTTCAGCTCCGGTTGTTGTAAGCCATCTATCTTGAGTATTAAAGAAAAATGTGTCTGGTTTTTGTTTTTCGACTCTACCAATTATTCCTAAATTTTTAATTTGGGAATTGGCGGGACCTTCTAAATTATTAAGGGTATATTCTAATTTAGGGTTGGTGTTTACACGTAACTCGTCAACTGTTTTAGGCAACCATAAGTCTCTTGCTTCCATTCCAGAATTAAATCCATTACTTCCGGCAGTAGAATAACCTTGATTTAATCCAGGACCTACATTTATAGTTTCAAAAGGTTTAACATTATTTGATATCATACCTGGGTTTACACGTGATTGATAAAAATCGCTATTATTTGGTGCTCCATAAGGGTATTGAACGTTATCCTCTGGTTTAAACAAAGGTGCCTGTTCTACTTTTTTTATGGTTTGAGAACCATTACCAACCATATTATCTAAAATAGTTTCGGCAAATTCATTCGTGTATGTATATCCTTGGATTTTACCTTTAACAAACGGAACCATATTATTGTGTTTAAATTGTTCGCCGTCTAAATAATTCCCCGTCAATGAAAATATTTGTTGAGGTTCATTTCCAACTTTTTTACCGTTATTAACTTGTTTTTCGAAAAAATTTTGATTAAAATATTTATCTGTTGCTGTATTTGGATTTGGGTATTCCTCAACGGTATTAATTAGTTCTTTTGAATTAGTTACCGGGAAATTTTGAGAAGGGGTATTTGTATTAGGCAAGTAATTTCGAGGAGCACCCATATTTGTAAAATTTTCTTGTGTCATTTTTTTAATTGTTTTCTTTTTATTTTCGTCATAAGATTGACTGTTTGATATTACATAAAGACCTCCTAAAGCCAATATTGGTAATGCTATTTCCATAATATATATAATGTATTATATTTTTTCAATTATATGTCGACAATTTTTAACTATAAATACACGGATTCTTTGAATCGAATTTATCTTTTTCTAAAATCCTGGTATTTAAATTATTTTGAAACGACATACACGTATTTTCTTGAGGGTTTAATGGCGGGTAATACCAGTCAACCTGTTCTAAATCTCTTGCGGTCCATGCCGGCATAATTGCTCTTGGTTGTTCTGTAAACACATTATTACAATTAGGGTAATTAATCGGTTTTGATGAAACCTTATATTTTTGATAATTGTCTTTAATCAAACAATCTTTACTTAAAGGTTTATTTACTCCTAAAAGTTCACTTTCTAAATTAACACAATTCGTCCAAATATTTGCCCCCCATTTTTGCATAATAATTTGCGGGTCTTCGATGTAACAAGGAGAGTCTCCATTACCTGGAACATTCAACGCCCATCTTCCAGGACCTGTAGATTGTTGTAATTGTTTTTTTGTTCTACAATCATCATAATAAAATCGGGTAAATGACATATATATAATATATATTTGTATAATTAAATAGTTTAAAAAAACAAAAGTATAATTTACAAATGGATAAACCAAACACTTTATGTTTGAACATGATAGTAAAAAATGAAAGTAGAATTATTACTCGTATGCTTGAATCGGTTTTACCTATTATTGATTATTATTGTATTTGTGATACGGGTTCTACGGATGATACAATTGAATTAATCGAAACATTTTTTAAAAAAAATTCAATCCCTGGAAAAATTATTAAAGAACCATTTAAGAATTTTGAGTATAACCGTAATTATTCATTACAAGCGTGTAATTATTTAACAGATTATGTTTTATTAATGGATGCTGATATGGTTCTTAAAGTTGGAACTTTTAATAAATGTATCTTATCCACCGCTGGTTCGTTTCATATTTTACAAGGAACAGACGATTTTTATTATCAAAATACAAGAATTGTTAAAAATAATGGGTTATATAACTACAAGGGCGTAACTCACGAATATATTAATACACCTCCTAATAATATTACTAAAAGTATCTTAAAAAATCAATTATTTATACAAGATTATGGTGATGGAGGTTCTAAATCTGATAAATTTTTAAGAGATATTAAATTACTTACAAACGGAATTATTGGTGAACCGAATAATGAAAGATACCATTTTTATTTAGCTAACACATATCACGATTCAGGTGATTATAATAATGCTATTGAAATATATAAAAAAAGAATTAAATTTGGAGGATGGAACCAAGAAGTATGGTATAGTTATTATAGAATTGGGTTGTGTTATAAACAACTGAAAAATATACCTGAATATATAAATGCTTTATTAGATGCTTATAATTATTTGCCTGATAGATTAGAAGCATTACACGAATTAATATCTCATTATAGACACTTAGGACAAAATAAAGTTTCCAAATTATTTTATGATTCCGCAAAACAAATTTTAAATAAAAATAATAATATCGATGATTATTTATTTTTAAGTAATGATGTGTATAAATATAAATTATATTACGAATACACTATTATTGCCGGATACAATAATATAAAAAATATTAATGATGAAGTAATTACGATTTTAAATAATACATCTGATAGTCATATTTATAATAATTTATTTAGTAATATGAAATTTTATAAAGATGTGTTGATACCTTCTAAATTAATTGATTTAAATTTTTCTGTAGGGGTCCACGTATGTGATAAAACAATTAAATTTACGTCTTCTTCTTCTTCAATAATAAAGCATTCGGTGAATGACCAATACTTAATGAATATAAGAGCAGTAAATTATAGAATTGACGACCGAGGATGTTATCACGATTGCGACGTTCATATAATATCTGTAAATAAAATGGTTGTTTTATCAAACAATTTTGAAATTTTAAACGAAAAGTTATTTGACCTTGATTTTTGTGATAGACGCTATATTGGTGTTGAAGATATGAAAATATTTAATGATGTTACTACGAATGAATTAACATATATTGGAACTGGGTATCACTCAAATAACAAAATAGGAATTGTTACTGGAAAATATGATTTACTTAAAGATAACTTATCTCCTGTGGTTGAAATAACCAGTTCATTTAATAATAATAGTTGTGAAAAAAACTGGGTTTTCGTTGATTATTTAAATTCAACCCATATTATTTATAAGTGGTTTCCTTTACAAATATGTAAATTAGATAATGTTACGAATTCTATAAGTGTGGTTGAAACTAAACAAAATATGCCTAGAATATTTTCACACACTCGTGGTTCTACTTGTGGGTTTAAATATAATAACGAATTATGGTTTGTAGTTCATCTGGTATCTTATGAAGAACCGCGCCATTATTATCACTTATTGGCAGTTTTTAACGAAAATATGGATTTGATGCGATATTCAGCACCATTTAAATTTGAGGGAGAACCTATTGAATACTCTCTTGGGTTAGTTGTTGAAGATTC